GATTTCAGACCTATAAAAAAGACAGGGGGTGTATATGTAGCCCCGCCAACAAATAACGGCTCAGACGTTCCAATAGCTATACCAATTATTAAACCTAATCTAGTCGAAACTATAGAATGGGACATAACAGGAACGGGAGTAACAGGAACAACACCAAGCAGCCCTGTAACGAATGACACTAGGGTAACTTTCTTTTTACCTGAGAACACAAACACGAAATTTAGATTTACTGAAGAAACAGGTGAAGCGTATATAATGACCGAAGACAGCAAAGTATTAATTTCTGAAAGGTGGAAAGACGCATTTTATGTAGTACCTGTAACTTACACTTATCAAAACGGAGACACCGAAACCGAAAACCTAGTAATAATACAACCTGCATAATGATCAAGAATATTTTAGACATGTTAAGTATTTACGACTATTACGGAATAAGTGAGAACGTAGAAATAGCCAAAGGTAAACACGAACTAACGACAACCTTTAAAGGTTTATGGCGTAAACAAGTTAGGGAAAATAAATACAAAACTAAGAAATGGAAACGTACAAAATAAAGACTGAAATAGACACAGGTAATAGTGTTAAAGACCTAGCAACTTTACGCAAAGAATTAGACGAACTAGCACAAAGCGGAAAAGAAGGCACAGACGAATTTAAAAAGTTAGAAGAAGAATTACAAAAGTTAGCTTACGACAGTTCGGAAGCGGGTAAGGTATTAAATAAGTTTGGTGGTACTTTAGAACAGGTTAAAGGCGAAGGGGTGCAACCTTTAAGCTTTGCTATTGGTGAACTAGAAGACCGTCTTTACGAAATGGCGGCCGCAGGTTTACAGGGTACAGCGGAATTTAACGAAATGGCTCAGGAAGTAGGGCGCATGAAACAGGTAATTTTAGAAACTGACATGCAACTAGACGGCCTAGCAATGACAACCACGCAAAAGGTGGGCGGTGCGCTTCAAGGTGTAGCAGGTGGCTTTGAAGTGGCTCAGGGTGTAATGAGTTCTTTCGGTGTAGAAAGTGAAGCGGTAGAAGAAGCCTTATTAAAGGTTCAGTCAGCAATGGCAATTAGTCAAGGTGTTCAAAGTATTAAAGAAACTATACCTGTTTTTCACGCTTTGAAGGCGGCTATAGCTTCGACGGCTATAGGTCAGAAACTTTTGGCAGGTAGTTCAATGTTAGCGGCAGGGGCTATGAAGGTTTTAAACTTCGTTATGTCGTTAAACCCTGTTTTGTTAATTGTGACTGGTGTTGGTTTATTAGTAGGTGCGTTAGCGTGGTTAATAGGGTCAACAAAAGAAGCGGCAGAAGAAAACGAAAAGTTAAACGCAAGTATTGATAGACAAAATGAAGCATTTGACAGAAACACGGAAAACTTAAAAAGGAATGCGGACAATAGAAGAAGACTTTTAATCGTAAATGGAGCAGACGAAGAGAAGCTTCATAAGGATACTTTAAAGAGATTAAAAGAAGAAGAAACTAACCGACAGAAACAGTTAAGGTTAACAGAAAAACAACTTGAAAGAAGAAGAAAAGTTTTAAAGAAAGCTTACGAAGAAGAAGACGAAGATTTAATAAAAAGCATTAAAAAACAAATTAACGCAGACCGCAAGAAATATAATCAACTTGTTTCTAATAGAAAAGAGTATGACATAGCGGTAAAAGAAGAAAACAAGAGATACAAAGACTTAACAGATGAAGAAGCAAAAGAAGAAGCCGAAAAGCAAAAGGCAAGACAGGAAAAATACGCTTCAGATCGAAAGTCAGCACTAGATAAAATAAGACAGACTGAACAGGAATACAGAGACACTTTTTTAAGTGACCAAGAAAGGGAAGTTGTCGCAGTACAGAGGAAGTACGCAGAACTAATAAAGGAAGCTAAGAAGTTTAATATAAGCACAAAAGAATTAGAAAATGCACGTTTAAACGACATAAACGAAATTAAATCTAAATATGCTTCTGAAGAACTAAAAATAGAAGAGGAAAAACAAGCTAAGTTAGACGAGTTTATGAAACAAGCTAACGAGCAAAGGTTACAAGACGAAGAAGACTTTAACGAACAATACCAACAGGCAATTAACAGCGACATACAAAACGAAATTAACGCTGTAAATGAAAAGTATTTTTATCTAATAGCGAAAGCAGAACAATACGGCAAAGACGTTGCGGAACTAGAAAGAAAACAAGCTAAAGAACTTTCGGAGATTAACGACAAGTATAGAAAAGAAGAAGAAGAAAAAAACAAAGCCTTACAACAGGCTAAATACGACGCTGTACAAGGTGGCTTACAAGCACTATTAGACCTTTCAGAAGCGTTTGCAGGACAAAGCGAAGAAGGGCAAAAGAGGGCTTTTCAATTTTCTAAAGCGGTGAACATAGCACAAGCTACCATAGACACTTATAGGTCAGCTCAAACGGCTTTCGCTAGTGCGCCTAACCCAATTTTAGGGGCTGTGTTTGCGGCTATTGCCGTGGCTTCAGGTATTGCGAACATTAAAAAGATAGCTAGTACAACTTTTGAAGGTGGAAGTACACCAAGCGCAGAAGGTGGCGCAGGTGGTTTAGGTGGTGTCATAACACCTGAATTTAATATAGTAGGTAATAGCCCTATAAACCAGTTAGCGGAATTACAAGGGCAACCTGTTCAAGCTTATGTAGTTAGTGGCGAAGTGACAACAGCACAAAGCTTAGACCGTAACAGAGTAGTAAACGCAACACTTTAAAAAAAATAACTTATAGAATTATGAGAATAGTTGAAATGATCTTAAACGAAGAAAGCGAAACACAGGGGGTTTACGCTGTCTCAGTGGTAGAAAGCCCTGCAATAGAAGAAAACTGGGTAGCACTTAATAAGCACTTTATAGAGTTAAAAAGTGTTGACGAAGAAAAGAGAATTTTAATGGGTGCGGCACTTATTCCTAATAAGCAAATATTACGCTACGACAAAGAAATAGGTGAGTATTATATTTACTTTTCTAAGGACACAATTAAAAAGACTAGCGAACTTTTCCTAAAGCGTAATAACCAAAATAACGCAACCTACGAACACGAAATAAAGGTAGGTGGTTTACACGTTGTCGAAAGTTGGATCGTAGAAAATAGCAAAATAGACAAGTCAGCTAATTACGGTTTTGATTTACCTGTAGGAACTTGGGTAATTACAATGAAAGTCGAAAATGAAGACATTTGGAATAAGGTAAAAGCAGGTGACATTAAGGGCTTTTCAATAGAAGGTTTATTTTCTTCAAACGATGAAAACCTGAGTAAGCAAAAAGACGAAGAAACTATTTTACAACAAATTATAGACCTGTTAAAGAATGCCTAATTTTAGACAAACACGAAACACCTACTATAATGTTCAAATAGAACAAATAAGATCGTCTGAACTGGAAAGCCTAAAAGTCGAAGAAGGCGCAGTAATAGAAGTCGAAGGAATTATTTATGTAGGTATTAACGGAGTTTGGGAACAGCTATACTTAAATGTAGGTCAGCAACTAGGTTGGGGGCGGTTTGACGACACCCAGTATAACGCAGGTAGCCCGTACATATTTAGCACGAACACCGAGTTTATAATACCTAATAATGCAGGGAGTATTTTAACAGCGGGTATTGGTGCTGACTTTTACGACGGAAGCAAAATAAGGGCAAACTTTAAAAACGATACTTTCTTAATTACGGTTGCCTTTAAAGCTTATATAGATAGTTCAAACGAACACGCTGAAGTTTACCTTTATAGCGCAGGTACAACACCTTATAGCAGGGTTAAAAATGTTATAGTATTTCCAAAGGGCAACGGAATAGAACACGAATACGCTTTAACCTTTCAGTATTACGCCGATACTGATTTAGTCTTAAACGGAATAGACGTAAGAATGAAGGCTAGTACGTCAGGGGCAATATACGACGTTATTTACTTTATACAACAGGTTCAAAGATATGGATAAGACAAGCGTAAGTAAGACTAGCCCTAAAACGAATACAAGGGCTTGTTTATGTAAAGACGGAACTTATAGTAAAGAGTGTTGCACTGGTGAAATGATCGCACAAGGCATAGGCTCTTTAGTAAACCAAACTGAAAGCACGACAACGAAAACAACGCAAACACGAAATATTAACGTAAACAGAAACTAAAATGGCAAGTGAACCAATATTAAATTTTGACGAAAATTGTAAAAGGGTAATTGTACAAAACAGAACAAGCCCTAAACCAAATAAAAACGATAGAGTAATTTCTACTGTTAATAAAACGACAGCACAAAGAGAAATTTCAGCAACTTACGGAGTAATAAAAAAGAGGTAAAACAAAACAATAAATAAACAACAATGAAAGAAACAATTAACAAAAAGCTTTACGGAAGCACAACCGTAGAACTTAAAGAAGAAAAGGTAGAATTAGCAAATGTTAAGGATATTGACAAAAAATTAAAAGGTCTTTTAGATGTTCAAAAGCAACTAGATAAAATTTTACCTGCAATAGAAAAATTACAAGTTCAAGAAAAAGATCAAAAAGGAATATTAAATATTAGAGTTAACGAAGCTAAAAGTTTTGTAGCGGAATTAGAAAAACAATTAAAAGAATTAGGTTTAGACACTAATAGCGTTAGCGGTTTTAATCAATTAAAAAATGAAGTTTCTAATTCAGAGGTTTATTTAAAATAAGCAAAAATACAACACTTTAAAAAAGTAAACTTATACTAATAAATAAAACAATGAAAAAGGAAACAAGCACACTTAACAAAATTAAGACGCTTTTAGGCTTAGAAGTTAAACTTGCTACTATGATGTTAGTAGACGGTCAAACTACTTTAGAAGCTGAAGCGTTCGAAAGTGGTTACGAAGTTTTCGTAGTTACACCTGACGGTAATGTACCTGTACCAGTTGGAGAATACGAACTAGAAGACGGTAATATTTTAGTAGTGATCGAAGAAGGAATTATTGCTGAAATTAAGGCAATGACACCTGAAACCGAAGAAGTAGAAGAAGCACCTGCGACTACTGAAGAAGCACCTGCGGAAATGACAAGAGAACCAAAGAAGACTATTGAAACAGTTTCAACTGAAACGCATTTTTCAGCTGAGATTATGGAAGCTTTGGAAAGTCTTAAAAACGAAAACAATGAGTTAAAAGCGAAGTTGTCAGCTATCGAAACAGCAAAGGAAACTGAACCTGCAACGAAGCCTATTTCTTTTAACCCTGAAAACACGAAGCCAGTAGACGTTATGAAGATCCAAGAAAAAAGAGAACGTAACACTACTGACCGAGTATTTAACAAACTTTTTAACTAATAAATAAAAACAGCATAAAATGGCTACAAATTTTTTAAATACAACAGACTACAGCGGAGAAAGTGCAGGTAAATACATTGGTGCGGCACTTCTTTCGGCTAACACAATCGAAAACGGTGGGGTTACCGTTATGCCTAACGTTAAATATCGTTCTACGATTAAGAAGGTAGACACGGCTAACCTAATTGCAGACGCTTCTTGTGATTTTGAAGCAACAGGAGACATTACACTAACAGACCGTGCAATCGAACCTAAGGAACTTCAAGTAAATGCGGTTCTTTGTCGTAAAGACTTTAGAGACGACTATAACGCAATTACAATGGGTTACAGCGTTTATGACACTTTGCCACCGAACTTCCAAGAGTTTATGATCGCAAGAATGTTAGGACACGTTGCAGAAGCTACAGAAAACCAACTTTTCACAGGTACAGGTGGAGCAGGTCAGTTTGAAGGGTTTAACCCTATCTTAGCGGCGGCAGTTCTTGCAGGTGATGTTCCTGCGGCTCAGGCTTTGACTGGTACAACTATTGACGCTTCAAATGTTATTGACGAATTAGGTTCTATTGTAGACGCTTTGCCGTCAACACTTTACGGAAAAGAAGCACTTAAAATTTACATTCCTCAAAACGTGGCACGTGCTTATGTTCGTGCGCTTGGTGGGTTTGGTTCAGGTGGATACGGTGCGGCAGGTACAAACGCACAAGGTACACAGTGGTATGGTATGGGTTCAGGCCTTTCTTTCGACGGTGTTTCTTTGTTTGTATGTAACGGACAGGCTTCTAACAAAATCTTTGCTACAACTTCAGATAACCTTTACTTTGGTACAGGTCTACAGTCAGACGCACAAGAAGTTAAACTAATTGACATGTCACAGTTTGACGGTTCTCAAAACATGCGTTTTGTAATGCGTTACACGGCAGGGGTACAGGTTGGAGTTCTTGAAGACGTTGTAACTTACGGACTATAATTATTAAATAACTAAAGGGGTGTAAAAGCCCCTTATAAAAAATACTAAAAATGAGCTGTGATATAGGACATGGAAGGTTAGAAGCGTGTAAAGACGCAGTTTCAGGTATTGACGCAATTTACTTTATTAACTTTGGTGACTACGATCCCGACACTGACGTAACATACGACGTTACGGCAGGTTACGAAGACGTAATTACTGCGGTTGCGGGTGTAACGAATCTTTATAAGTATGAGTTGAAAGGGGCTAATAGCTTTGATCAGACAATCCAAACGAATAGAGACAACGGTACAACCTACGTAGAACAGGTATTAGTTGCTCAATTAAAGAAACAAGACGAAGTAACAACTAAAGAAGTTAAGTTACTTTCATACGGTAGGCCACATATTGTTATTAGAAACCGAAACAACCAATTCTTTTTGGCGGGGTTGTCAAGAGGTTGCGACATGACAGCGGGTACTATCGGAAACGGAACAGCACTAGGAGACTTTAACGGGTATAATTTGACATTTACAGGAATGGAAAATATCCCTGCAAATCACCTAGACTGTTCAACAGAAAGTGCATTAGCTACTTTGTTTGGCGGTGCAACTATTGTTACTTCATAAACCAGCATAATAATAGTTTAGGGGGTGTTTAACGCACCCCTTTTTTATTTTCCTATGTTTGCATAGTATTAATAAAAGCACTTCTGAAACCCGCATAAAATAAGGGTTTTTTATTTTCTTTATATTTTAATATACAGATACCACAAAAGGGATAAAGTGCGTTAAAACGCTTAAAAATGGCCTTAAAACGCATTCTAATATTTTCGTCAAAGTGCTTAAAATTCTGACTATAATTTAATCAAAACAAACAAAAAGACGAAAGTAACTTATATAGTTATGAAGATTATTACACCCGAAGCGGGTACTAAAACTATTAGATTTATACCACGTTCAAGCGTGTTTAGTTTGACGTGCGTCTTTCATAGTGAAGTCGAGAATAAAGACTATAGTTTTTCTATTACCAGTTATTACGAAGACGAATATTTTAGCATAATAGACATAGACGTTTACGAAGACTTGTTAGAAAATAATTTTTATATGTTACACCTATTTTTAGACGGTGAAATAATACATAGTGAAAAGCTTTTTGTTACTAGCCAAAACCCTGCGACATTTAGCGTAAATAAAACACCTGACGGCCAACCGATCTATAAGAGTAACGAAACGAACAACGAATTTATAATTTATGGATAATAATATCAGAGTAATTGAATTAGCGAAATACGAAAGCCCCCAAATTATTGAAAGCAAAAAAAATAATTGGGCAGAATATGGAAGCGACAATAATTACTATAAGTACCTTATAGACCGTTACACTTATTTAAGTACGAATAACGCAGTAATAAACAATATTGTTAAGCTTATTTACGGCAAAGGTTTAGCGTGTT